CGTCCGGGAGGACATGAATTACAAACTCACGGAAGGTATGCCTGAGTACCGCCCTGAGCATGAGCGTATGTTGTACTCCTTGGGACTGGCCGGCGCAGCATTTAAGAAGGTTTATTACGACCCCGGTATGGGACGTCAAGCAGCCATTTTCATCCCCGCAGAGGACGTGATTATTCCTTACGGGGCGTCAAGCGCTATGACCTCCGAGCGTGTTACGCACATCATGCGTAAAACTGAAAACGATGTCAGGAAGCTGCAGGTTTCTGAATTCTATTTGGATGTTGAACTTGGTGAGCCGCTCTCCTTTTATACCGACGTAGAAAAGAAAAAAGCCGAAGACCAAGGCTATACCGTCAGTGAAGACGGTCGCTATCAAATCCTAGAAATCCACGTGGACTACGACCTCCCCGGTTACGAGGACGAGGACGGCATCGCACTGCCTTACGTCATCACCATTGAGCGCGGTACAAGTAAGATTTTGGCAATCCGCCGTAACTGGGATGAGGCCGACAGCAAGCGTTTAAAGCGCCAGCACTTTGTCCAGTACACCTACGTCCCCGGCTTCGGAGCTTATGGCTTAGGTCTCATTCACCTGATTGGTGGATACGCCCGCGCAGGTACATCGTTGATTAGGCAACTGGTTGACGCAGGTACCTTAAGTAATCTGCCCGGAGGTTTGAAAGCCCGTGGCATGCGTATCAAAGGGGACGATACACCTATCCAGCCCGGTGAGTTCCGTGACGTTGACGTGCCAATGGGCACACTGACCGGCAACATCATGATGCTTCCGTACAAGGAGCCATCACAGGTTCTGTCAGGCTTGCTCGACAAGATTACCGATGAGGGTAGACGTCTAGGCTCTATTGCTGACATGAACATCAGCGACATGAGTGCTAACGCCCCCGTGGGCACAACCTTAGCGTTGCTTGAGCGCCAGCTTAAGACAATGTCTGCGGTGCAGGCCCGTGTCCACTACTCGATGAAACAGGAGTTTAAACTGCTCAAAGACATCATTAGGGACTACACCCCCGGTGAGTATGAGTATGACCCCTCATCAGGTCAGCCGCAAGCCAAGCAGGCTGACTACGACATGGTCGATGTCATCCCAGTGAGCGACCCTAACTCTGCAACGATGGCCCAGCGCATCATGCAGTATCAAGCTGTCATTCAGTTGGCCCAAGGTGCCCCACAAATCTACGACCTCCCACAGTTGCACCGTCAAATGATTGAGGTCTTGGGTATTAAGAACGCCGACAAGCTGGTGCCGGTAGAGGACGACCAAACACCACGCGATCCAATCTCAGAAAACATGGCCTTCCTTACGGGAAAACCCACGAAGGCATTCATTTTCCAAGACCACGACGCACACATTGCCGTACATACATCCATGATGCAGGACCCCATGGTCATGGGTCAAATGGGCCAAAACCCCATGGCTCAGCAAATGCAGGCATCCATCATGGCTCACGTTGCCGAGCACATCGCGTTCCAGTACCGCTCTAAGATTGAACAGCAGTTGGGTGCCACGTTGCCTCAGCCAAACGCACAGCTCGACCCTCAAGTCGAAGTGCAGTTGTCCAAACTTGTGGCTCAGGCTGCGGCTCAGTTGTTGCAAATCAACAAAGGTCAGGCAGCCCAACAGCAAGCGCAACAAACGCAGCAGGACCCTCTGGTTCAAATGCAACAGCAAGAGTTGCAAATCAAGGCGCAGGAAGCTCAAACCAAAGCGCAGAAAGTCCAAGGGGACTTGGCTATCAAACAGGCAGAGCTTCAGCTCAAAATGCAACAGGCCGCAGGTCAGCAAGGGGAAGACCCAGTGCTTGCGGCCCAGCGCATTCAGCAAGAGATTGCTCAGGCAGAGCAACTCCACCAGTCAGAGCTTGCCCGCAAGGACCAGCAGCACGCTCAAAACCTAACACACAGCCAGCAAACACAAGACCTGCTGGCCAAGCAAAAGATGTTGCAAATGATGCTTAGTGCATCGCAGCAAAAGCCTAAGAAGGAAGATTAATGAGACATCAAGTCCTTGAACTTTTGAACGACAAGCTTGAAGAACATCTCAAGCTGTTGCAACAAGCCGTTGGTGATGGAAGTGCAAAATCCTTCGATCACTATAAGGAGCTGTGCGGAAATATCCGAGGTCTACAGACCGCACAGTTAGAAATTGCAGACCTCGTGCGTAAACTTAAGGACTCAGACGATGACTGAATTTGATGTTAGTGCGGTTAATCTCAGCGGTGTGCTTAATACCACTGCTGAAGAGAAAGCCAAACAACTTCCAGACCCGGCCACGTACCACTTGTTGTGTATGTTGCCAAAGGCGGAAGAAGAGTTTAGCGAAACCGGCATTTTGAAGTCGGCTACCGCTATGCATTATGAGGAGTTACTCTCCCCAGTACTATTCGTGGCCAAAATAGGCTCCGATGCGTTTAAAGACGAAAAGCGCTTCCCTTCAGGCCCAGCCTGTCAGGTCGGAGACTTTGTGTTAGTACGTCCTAACACGGGAACCCGCATGAAGATTCATGGTACTGAGTGGAGACTCATTGCCGATGACTCCGTGCAGGCTGTTGTGCAAGACCCTCGCGGTATCCAACGCCCTAACTAAGGAGGTTCTATGGCTGATTTTGAAAAAGTTGAGTTTGAATTTCCTGATGAAAAGGAAGAAAAGAACCCCCGACAGGGCGGCAGAGTGGTTGATGCTGAGCCTGCAATTGAGGTCGAAAAGCCTGAAATTGAGGTGGTTAGCGATGTCCCGGAGGATGATAGGGACCGTGAACCCCTTGGTTTTGACCCCGCAGACCCCACCGATGAGGAGCTGGAAAGCTACACCGAGAGCGCCCGCAACCGTATAAAGCTGTTTACCAAAGGTTTTCACGACCAACGCAGAGCAAAAGAGTCTGCAGAGCGTGAGAAGGACGAAGCTTTACGCATTGCACACGCAATTGCTGACGAAAACAAGCGTTTAAAGGGCTCACTCAGCCAAGGGCAGAATGCCTTGCTGGAGCAGGCTAAACGCACTGTTGAGCAGGAGCTTAAAGATGCGAAAGCGATGTTTAAAGAGGCTTACGAAGCCGGCGACTCGGACAAGTTGTTGGAGGCGCAGGAAGCGCTCACTAACGCTAAAATCCGCGCCGATAAAGTAAATAATTTTAAGCCAGCCCCTTTACAAGAGCCAGAAACTCCTGTACAAATCACACCGCAACCTCAACAAGTTGCTCCTGTTGACGAAAAACTGCTTGCATGGCAAGACCAAAATCAGTGGTTTGGAAGCAACAAGCGCATGACCTCATACGCCCTCGGGCTGCATGAGGAGCTTGTAGAGAGCGGTATACGAGTTGGCAGCAACGAATACTACAAACGTATCGATGCTGACATACGCGAAAGATTCCCTGACCAAGTTGGAGCCCGGGAGTCCGTTGATGCAAAACCTCAACGTACCAAATCCAATGTTGTTTCACCCGCAACTAGAAGTACTGCACCTAGAAAAATCGTACTGACAGAAACGCAAGTGAATATCGCCAAGCGGTTGGGAGTTCCGTTGGAACTGTACGCCCGCAAGGTGGCTGAAGAAATGAGGAAATGAAAATGGAAAAATCATCACGTCCTAGCCGTGCCCTTGAGACCCGCGAAGCTGTAGAGCGCCCAAAACAATGGATGCCTCCACAATTGTTGCCCGACCCTACTCCCGAGGAAGGTTATGCATTCCGTTGGATTCGAATTGCGACACAAGGTAAAGATGACCCCACTAACATTTCCGGCAAGCTTCGCGAGGGCTGGGAACCTGTTAAGGCTTCCGACCACCCTGAGATTCGTTTGTTTGGACAGCCCGCAGGGAACTTTCCAGACAGCATTCAAGTGGGCGGTTTGATGCTTTGCAAAACACCTGTGGAGTTTACTGTGCAGCGTGACGAGTATTACCAAAATCAGGCTAATGCTCAAATGCAATCAGTGGACAACACTTACATGCGTGAAAATAATCCAAAGATGCCTCTCTTCCAAGAGAAAAGCACCCGGGTTAGTTTCGGTAAAGGTATTTAACTTTTTTAGGAGTCTTAAATGGCTTATCCCACTGTCTCGGCCCCATACGGCCTAAAGCCAGTGAATTTGATTGGTGGTCAAGTGTTTGCGGGTTCTACCCGTAGCCTTGCAATCCCTTACGGGTACGGCACCAACATTTTCTATGGCGATTTCGTGCAACTTAATCGTGGTTTTATTAACCGCCTGTCAGTGACTGCTGGTTCTAGCACAATTTTTCCAGTTGGCATTTTTCTAGGTTGTTCATTTACCAACCCTGTAACTAAGCAAAAGACTTTTAGCCAATTTTGGCCTTCAAGCACTTTAGCTGGTGACGCTGTGGCCATCGTTTGCGATGACCCTGATACCATTTTCCAAGCAGCTATCTGCTCAGGTGGTACAACAATTGGCTCCGCCGCTACCGCGATGGTTGGTCAAAACATGCAAATGTTGAACAACACTGGTAACATTAACACTGGCAACTCAGCTAACGCTGTTGCTGGCGTGACTGCTACCCCTGCAACAACATCTACCTTCCCAGTTCGTATCGTTGGCGTAGTGCCTGACACTGCTGTTGCTCAGTCTTATACTGGTTCCTCTTCAGGCACCACTATTACTTTGACAACACCATTGGCTTCCACTGGCGCGGTCATCGTGGGTTCAGAAGTTGGTTATATTGCCGGCAACGGCCAAGTCATCGGTTTGGGTTCTTTTGTGGCTTCTGTCACAAACACCACAACCGTTGTTTTGAACCAACAAGGTTTGGTTTTAGGTTCCGGTAACGACATCCCGGCTGCTTCAACTATTGTGTTTACACAGTATCCCGAAGTGCTCGTGAAGTTGAACATGGGCCAACAAGCCTATTACAACAGCCTCGGTGTGGCATAAGGAGTAAATCATGGCTATTTCACGCGCACAACTACTTAAAGAACTCCTCCCCGGCCTGAACGCATTGTTCGGCTTGGAGTACGCCCGCTACGGTGAAGAGCATAAAGAAATTTATGACACTGAAACCTCCGAGCGTTCCTTCGAAGAGGAAACAAAACTGTCAGGCTTCTCAGCCGCTCCTGTTAAAAACGAAGGCCAAGCCATCGCTTATGACAACGCGCAAGAGGCATGGACTGCACGTTACAACCACGAAACAATCGCGATGGGTTTCTCCATCACCGAAGAAGCCGTGGAAGATAACTTGTATGACAGCTTGTCTTCACGCTACACAAAGGGCTTGGCTCGCGCCATGGCTTACACCAAACAGGTGAAAGCTGCTGCAACTTTGAACAATGGTTTTAGCTCCGCCTTCACTTATGGCGACGGCGTAGCATTGTTCTCAACTGCACACCCCTTGGTCAACGGTGGTACAAACAGCAACCGTCCTTCCACAGCCGCTGACTTGAATGAAACATCGTTGGAAAACGCTGTTATTCAGATCGCAGCTTGGACTGATGAGCGCGGTTTGCTGATCGCCGCTAAGCCCAAGAAGTTGATTGTTCCACCAGCACTGATGTTCGTTGCAACTCGTTTGCTCGAAACTGAATTGCGCGTTGGTACAGCCGACAACGACATTAACGCATTGAAGAACAATGGTTCCATCCCCGAAGGTTATTGTGTCAACCACTACTTGACAGATACCAACGCATGGTTCTTGACAACTGATGTGCCTAATGGTTTGAAGCACTTTGTCCGTACACCGCTGTCTAACAGCATGGACGGCGACTTTGACACAGGTAACGTTCGTTACAAAGCCCGCGAGCGTTACAGCTTCGGTGTGTCTGACCCGCTGGGCATTTACGGCTCACCCGGTTCGTCCTAATCGACGTAAAGAAAAAGGGAGCTTCGGCTCCCTTTTTTGTTGCATTGGTTTAAACGGAGTGGTATAAATAGACATCCGGGCTTTCCGGTGCATTAGACAGTCCCGGCTGACGACATACAGACTAATGCACTTAACTTGTATGTAAGGAAAAATCATGGCATCGACCACCTTCTCCGGCCCAGTAACGTCCACAAATGGCTTTATTGGCGCAGTAACCGGCAATATCACTGGCAACGTAACAGGCGACGTAACCGGTACAATCACAGGTAATGTAGACTCAACCGCAGGCTACATCCAGCTTCGCACTGCTACTACAACACAAATTGCTTCTGCAACAGACTCCGTAAACACTGTTGGTAAAGCCGCAGGTACTATTGTGTTTAACACCACTTTAGGTACATTGAAAATTGCTACAGGCGCAACTGCTACTAGCACTTGGGTGAATGCTGACGGCACTACCGCTGTTACACCATCCTAATTAGGGGCATCAAATCATGATGCAATATGACGTAAAAGCGGCGCACACTGAGGCGACAGGCACGGTAGTGTCTCAACGAACACGTTTGAAAGCGTATCACTGCATATCAGGCGGTACTGCTGGGGATGTAATCTTTCGTGACGGCGGATCAGGCGGCACCATTCTTTTGCAATTTAACATTGGTACTGGTACACAACCAATCACTATGTCAATTCCCGGAGAAGGTATTTTGTTCAATACCAATATCCATGTGACATTACCTGCAACTGCCAAAATCACGGTGTTTTATGGCTAAGAGTCCAGCATGGCAGAGGAAAGAAGGGAAGAACCCCAAAGGCGGTTTAAACGCCAAGGGTCGAGCCTCCGCCAAAAAGCAAGGGATGAACTTGAAACCGCCCCAGCCAGAAGGAGGCTCCCGCAAGGACTCTTTCTGTGCGAGGATGGAAGGCATGAAGTCGAAGCTGACGTCCGCAAAGACCGCAAAAGACCCAGACTCTCGTATTAACAAGTCTTTGAGGGCATGGAAGTGCTAGACATCAACACCATTTGGTCGGCAGCGTTAACCCTGTTTACGGGGCTGCTGACCTATGTTGTCAAGGATAAGTTTGATGAACTCCAACGCCTTGGCATTCTGCTAAACCGCACCCGAGAGGAGATCGCACGTGATTACACAACTAACGCAGAAGTGCAAAGAATTACTGACCACATTGACCAACGTTTTAACAAGCTGGAAGCAAAAATTGACCAGCTTATTCAATCGGGAAGGTAAGTAACCATGGCACTACCATTGCTAGCAACACTTGGTAAAGCCTACCTAACTGGTAAGGCTAAGGACTATGCCTCAGCTAAAGCAGAGGATGCCTTGGGACTGCCAAAAGATTCAATTGCCCTGCTTGCTAACCCCACCGGCTTTGCAAAAAATATCGCTAAGGGTATAGCAACAGACTACGCCAAGGATGCTTTTATGGGGCGTGATGCTATCCCCGAAGAAGACCGCAGCTTCACATCTGGTAGCAATAAGCTTCAAGAGCTAGACGCCATGGAGTATGAAGGTGACTACAAACGCGGTGGCAAGGTTAAAGCCAGCAAAGCTTCCCGCCGTGGCGATGGTATTGCCCAGCGCGGAAAAACTCGTGGTAAGTATCTGTAACACAGCCAATAATGGCTAAACTTTAACAAGGGTAAATCATGAAACATCAAGACGTCAAAATGGACAAATCCATGATGCAAAAGGCTGTGAACAAACACGAAGGCCGTTTACACAAAGGTGCAGCCAAGACTAAATTGTCTGCTGGCGGCTACACCCGTGCGGCTGATGGCGTTGCTAGCAAAGGCAAAACCAAAGGCACCATGGTCAAAATGATGGGCGGCGGTAAGTGCTAAGGAAATATCATGGCTACTAAAAAAAGCAAACCAGCTAACTACGAGCACTTGGTAAAAGGCTCCGATATGGCATCTGATGAGTACGCCCCCGACAGCACGGTGTCTTTCTCAGCCGATAAACCTGTTAGCGGAGCAAATCGCTATGTTGGCCCTAATGCCTCTAAAGCTGGCGCAGGTCGTGGCAAGCAAGGTGGCCCCACAGCCAAAGAACTTCAGAGGTACGAAGAAAAGCAGGACGCTGGTATTTTTACCAAAGGCAAGCGCCTGCCACCTTCCCCCCGTGAAATGGCTAGTGGCGGTAAAGTTGCGTCAGCCTCTAAACGTGCTGATGGTTGTGCCACTCAAGGTAAAACGCGAGGTAAATTTGTATGATGAACAGTCGTGGCATGGGTGCCGTAATGCCCAGTAAAATGGCCGGCGGGAAAAAGAAAGCTCGCCGTGACAATACCGATTTTACTCAG